ATCCGTACCAAACATGATGATGAGGTCACCGGCTGCTCCCGAGCCGTATGACTGCACTCCCCTGAAAGTAAGAGGGAAAGTAGGTATAGTACAGCCAGCGGGAGACAGGGCACCCTCGGCATGGTGGCAGAAAGGATCAGTAACAGAGCAAATCGATTCAACGAAATCCCCATTAGGCCCAGCCCGCTTCTTAACTCTATTGCTTTTCTTCGCACTTTTGTTAACCATTGTCTTTATCGTAAACTTTATTTAATTACGAACTTCTTTTAAAACGATACGGCACACCAAACAGTGCCGTTGAAGTCCGTAATGCTCGCACGCTACTGGCTTTCGCCAGCAGCTACCGCCTGCGCAGGAGGACCCTTCTTCCTCTTGCGCTTTCGCGCCTTCTTCCCGTGGTTCTTGGATTCAGCCGGCACGTCGCCGACAACAGTCCCATTAACAACCGCCAAGTGTTTGGTTTCCACCTTGATTGGAAGGCAGAAAAGTGGCGGGTCCATGAGACCGTCGATCGTCGCGACGCGGGCGATCCATTCGTCGAAGAGTGCGTGGTGGAAGCGGTACTTGCTCAAGGATTCAACGGCGTAGCTGTCCATCCAGGGAGCCCCAATGTTGGGGTACTGGTCGTCCATGCCGATGTCCGAGCCCCACCTCTCGATGTTGGCGGTCTTGCTGTTACGCGAGATTTCGCCACCACAGATTTGGACAGCCTTGGTGACAATCTGCCCAATGACAGGTGTGTTTCTGTCGGTGAGGTAGTACGCTCTGCACTTTTCGAGGAACTTGTCACGGGGAGTGACGTTGGCGGGTAAGTTCGCCGAGGTGTGGAACTTCGTGAGTTGTCTCGGCAGGTCGCAACACGAGTTGACGTCTCCGTACCAGACGTCAGGCCCGTATTGCCGAGACAGAAAGGACACCCCCGAGCATCCTCTCTCCAACACCTCAACATCAAGTCTGAGGCCCAGCATTTCTGCTGCTTTCTTGAACTTCACTGGGTGTATGTCAGCGGTGAGACCGTCGTCTCCACCGTAGATTCCAAGCCTCTCCCAAGCTTCGTCAGCTTGGTAGAAGGCTCCTCCGGCGTCTCTCGTCATCCTCATCGCTAAGAATGCACAAAAGGCGTTGTCCGCGGAGTTGAAACACGCGGTGTCGGGTCCCCCCGATCCTCTGCGATACCCCTGGTCGTACTTGGTACCGAATCGCCCATATCCGGTAAGGTTGTAAAACCGTTTGTGAAGTCTGAGGGCTTCATCCCTGTCTTCCTCCCTGAAGGCACGAGCAATGATCAGACTCTCAAAGGTTCTCAGGATCCAAGTGATGGTTCCGTCAAACCTCGAAAAGTCTGAGTTGCTGGCCGTGCTGGCCTGGTCGAGAACTTCAACGACTCGCTCAGAAACAGTTTTCGGCGTCACGCCAAAGGCGTACCACTTCTGCTGCTTCAGAACGTTCGCGAGTTGGTAGACAACTCTAGAAAACTGGAGTTTGTCACTTGGGTTGAACGTGCTGATCGGTCGGGGGTCATTCACCTTCATGTAGACCTCCTTCTTCACAAACATGTTCACCACATGTCTGCCAATGCCAAGACCGCCTTGGTCCAGGATGACTCTCTGGGCGGGGCGGTCCTGTCTCTCGTAGACCTCTTCAGGGTCACCGATGGAAAGCTGTCCAGCTTCGGGGATCATGAGGCAAGTAAACTCGCGCATCACCTGCTCGAGAAACTTGGTCATCTTCACCTCAGCCGGCTTGATTCCGGTGATCCTTCCTTCAATGGTCGCGACTTCATTCTCCTTGCAAACGGTTGGCGCGTAGCCGCCCGGGATGTAAGAGGGCATGAAGTCTTTGACGGACTCCGTCGCGTGGTCAACCATGTCGAGTTTCTTCAACACGGTGTAATGACCAGTTGATCTGTCGGCAGGGTAGACAATCGGTCCGTGGTGTTCGACGCCTTTCATGAGGTAGTCCAAAAGGACGGTAGCCTCATTCTTGACGTCGTGAAACGCACGAACAGATGCCAAGTTGCACGACAGTTTGGAGTTTTCCACCAAGTTCCTCAGCGCGGCGTCGGTAGCCGCTGGAATTGTAGCAGACAAGTAGCTGTCAGGTCTGCCGGTGCTAACCAGCATTCCATCGGCAGTCTGCGTACGCATCCTGAGGAAGCCGTTGATGTACGGTCGCACTCGGTCAAGAGTGTGGCCGGACAGGAACGATGCAACGACTGCACCCAAACCGGTCCAGCTACCTGTGGGGGCAAGAAAGGTCAAGCTATGATGCTCGTCCCAAAATTGCCGATCCACGAGGTAGTGGGTCGCGGCGTAGGGGATGCCCATCACGGTGTCGACAGCGAGAAGGCTGTCTGTGCCGTAATTCCACACTTGGTGTGTGTAGGCACCTCCACCGCTCACGGTGTAGGTCACGACGTCATCCTTGCTGAAG